GTGTAATTAATTATCCTCTGTTAAGTCAAACTTTCAAAAATGATTTCAATAGTCAATATAGTCGTAAGGCTCAGTTACAGATAGCAGAAAAAGAAGAAAAAGAAGCCATTCGTAAAGCAACTGCGCTTAGACTTGCAGAACTTAAAGCTGTATATGATTTACTTTATACTGTACAACGTAAGAAATATGCAGAATGGGTTAATGAAGTAGAACGTGCTTTTTTTAAACCATTTTATGTCTATTCAATTCTTTATTGTCCAAAAAGTTTATCACTTATTAAAGAAGAAGAATCTGAAGAAGGACTTGATCTTTCCAGTCTCTATCTTAGATGTGACGTTACTGAAGAAAAGCCATCTAAAGATGGATTTTACACAATGGCTGGAGTTGGTAATGATAGGCGAATTAAAATTCTTGGCGAAATTATTTCAATTACTCAGCTTAAGATGACTGTTCCAGGAAGTAAATATTGTGCTTTAATTTCAGTTCCAGGGGACGTAGCAGGATATATTAGTAAGAACTATGTTTATGTAAACCCGGAAAAAGTTAAAGAGTTGATGGAATATTTTAATACCGCTGATATTCCAAAGGTTCAATCATTTGACGATTTTATGCAAGAAAAAGGATATAAACGTGACGGATCAAGAGAGTGGATCTTACCAGCGTAAAGATGTTAGATTAACTATATGTGATAATTTTGTAGCTAAACATCATCCAGGTGGATTGTGTTTAGCTACAGAATATATTAATAATCACACAAAAATGTTATGGCAATGTAAAGTTGGGCATCAATGGGAATCACATTGGAATAGCGTTAAAGATATGAATAGTTGGTGTCCTAAGTGTAAATATAAACAACAAATTTTAAATCAAAAAACAAATATTGTAGAATTACAAAAATATGCTAAAACTAAAAATGGAAAATTAATTTCTACTGAATATATCAATGCTCACATTCCTGTTATTTGGGAATGTGATAAATTACATCAATGGAAAGCTAAATGGAATACTATAAAAGATCAAGGTTCATGGTGTCCATATTGTTTTGGTAATTTAAAACCAGATATTTCTGAACTTCAAGAATATGCTAAAATAAAAAATGGTAAATTAATTTCTATTGAATATATTAATAGTTCTAGTAAAATGTTATGGGAATGTAAAGAGCTTCATCAATGGGAAGCTACATGGCATAACATTAGAGATAAAAATAGTTGGTGTCCAATATGTTCATCTTATAAAACAGAAAGATTATGCCGAGAACTACTTGAACAGAAATTTGGATTTGAATTTAAAAAGAAACGTTTTTATTATATAGAACAACTTTTAGAATTCGATGGTTATAATGAAGAACGCAGAATAGCTTTTGAATATCACGGAGAGCAACATTACGAAAGAAATAGAATGTGGCATAAAACTGAGCAAGATTTTATAGCTCAAAAAATACGTGATGATTTCAAAGAACAATTCTGTATAGAGAATAATATTAAATTAATTATTATTCCATATACAGAGAGTAATAACTTGGAAATCTTTATCCAAAATTTACTTGAGGAAATGTAAATGGATGAAATAAAGTTAGAAAAAAAAGAAGTTTCTGAAGAAATGTTAGATAAAGTAATGAAATTTGCAGAAAGTTGTAAAACTTTTACAATTAAAGATGTTTTTAACGCTTATCCAAATAACCAAGAATACCAATTACGTTATTCGATTATTAATTTAAGAATTGATAAAAAGATCTTCATGTTTGGCAATAAACGTGGAGCTTACTATTCTATTCATCCAGAAGAACCTACAGAAGAATTAGTAGAAGATAAACCATTAACTTGGCAAGATCTAATTTTACGAGAAGCTCGTAAATTTGCTGGTAAATGGTTTAAGCGAACAGATCTGGATTTAAAAGATTATTCGGTTCCAACTGTTATTAATACATTAAAAGAATTGATCGATCTTGGCAAGATTGAAAAACGTGGAGAACTTAGATGGACTGAATACTTCTTATTAGAAAATGTTAAGCCGGTCGAAGTTCAAAAAGAAATTAAGAATGATCTTAAGATTGCAATTCTTAATTTCGTTAAAAAAAGTAAAGTTGTTACAATTCCAATGATCGTAGATGCATTAGAACTTCAAAGATATCAAGTTGTACCAATTATTGAAGTACTTGTTGAAGAAGAGGAAATTTGGCATGAAGGTCTAGGTCGTGGATCTAAATATATTTATAAAGATGTAGACCAAAGTGAAATTGAAAGAATTACAGATGAGCTTGGAAAAGAAAGAAAGATTAATCAAAAGGTTGATCAGCTTTCCGATTTCCTATTTTCAGATGAAATTGCCGCAGTTAGTATTGGCCGGAAAACTCCAGAAATGATTAGAATGAAATTCTTTGCTAATGGTGAAACTCGTAGAGTTAAAGAATTTCAAACAATTGAAGAATTAATTGCTTACGTTCATGAATTAACGGTGATCCGTGGATAGTCTCAAAGATTTAACTAACTTTTTAAAGACTCAATCTTTTGGAGCGTCATTCTCTGAATTAAAAGCAGTATTTAATGACGAAGGTGAATTACGTTCTTTTATTAAGATAGGTTTAGAAAATGGAGTAATTAATAAAGAAGGTGAAAAACGAGGTACTAGATATTTCGTAGGAACGCTTAGTGAAAAGGTTACTAAAGAGGAAACCACATTTGAACAAGCGACTACAGATATGGAAGTATTTCTTAAATCTGATAAACCATGTTTAGGACAACCATATTTCTCTACAGTTGAACGTTTTGGAGAAGATGATAAAACTATATCGAAATTCTTAGCTTCAGGAGTTAAGATTACACAAACTACATTAATGTATAATAAAGCAGCAAAACGTAATGAAATAATTAGTCAAAAAGTTAATTATCATTACAATCAAATCTCTCTAAGTCAAGAAGGTAGAAGTTTTATTTTTACTAAATTCTATGCAGAAAACTGTAAACAAAAAAAAGAAGTCTTTGGCGATTATGATGATTTTCGTGAATTCATCAGGGTTAGTCTAACTTAGGAGTTAATGTGCGGTTACGCGATTTACTTAATTATGTAGATACCTGTAATACAGGTGGAGCAACATTTGATGAGATTAAGCAAGAATTTGGAGATGCCGATCCAGAAGATATCTCGCGTTTACTGTCAAGCGCCCTGGATTTAAATGAAATTAAAAAGGACGGTAAGGGTCGTGGCGTTCGCTACTATGGAATTAACTACGACATAGTTAAGATTAAAAATGAAGCCATGGTGCCTCATGTGGATACCAGCAAGTTCATTGATGGACATATCAACGTTAGCAAATGTGCTACCGTCAAAGAGAAGATTCAAACTATTCTAGACTCAGAACATAAGTTAAGTAAGCCAGTCAAATTTTCATATCGTGAACGAATTACTGGTAATGAAAATGGTAAAGAACTTCATGATTTTATCTTAACTGGTGTTAGAGATATTGATATTGGTTTGCATTATGATTTTAAAACTGGAAAAAATGTAGTCTATGCAAAAACTGAACGTACGATCTACAATAGCATGTGGATTGGCTGTATTGATGGATTGTGGACTATCAAGCAAATTTTTAATGGTTTAAATGACAGACCAGATATTCGTGAATTCCAAACCTTTGTAGAGTTTGAAAAATGTCTACGAACACTTCTAACAAAGTAATAGGTTACTTTGACGAATGGGGCTATGCTTATTGTCTTAAGCATGGCTCCAAGAATAATGAAAGTATCTTAAATACTCCCGATGTTTGGGAGCGATGCGAAATATGCGATGAACTTATCATAGGAGATTTTAATGTTTCTGAGCGATTTGAATCAGATTAGCGCAATTTCAGTAAAGAAAGATAAAGCACACGAATTGGACCACATTGCATCATGTGGTCCTATTTATGTAAAATTACTTAATATGATTTTTGATAAAGATGTACGTTATTTTATAGATACTGATAAAATTAAAGTAAACAATATTAAGTCATTTTGTTTTGATTCAGATGATGAAAAAGCTAAAAAGCTTTATGATCTTCTAAATTTGTTATCTTCTGGATCTGTTCGTGGCAACGATGGTATTATACTGTGTTCCAATTTTGCAGATCAGTATTTAGACACGTCTGCGGAAGTAGAAATGTTTAAAAATATTCTTGATAATAAGCTTCGACTTGGCATTGGTGCTACAGATGTAAACAAACTTTGCAAAAATCTTTCAATTGAACAATTTGAAGTTATGTTTGCTCTCCAGTGGGATAAAGCTAAACCAAAGTGGAATAATGGTTATTACGCTCAACCTAAAATTGATGGAATGCGATGTATTGGAATTAAGAAAGAAGGTGTTCTTAAGTTCTATACTCGTACAGGAAAAGATATTACTTCTTTGGAATGGCTTGCTCGTAAGATTGAAGAAGCTACTCCAGGACAGGAATTTGTATTAGATGGTGAAATTGAGAATGGAACATTAGAAGAAACTGGCGTTATTCGTCGTAAGGATGAACAAGCTGAAGAAGCTACTTATACCATTTTTGGTAAATATAATTTATATGAATGGGAAACTAAGAAACATACGATTCCTTATGAATATACTTACATTGAAACTGATACATTCGTAAAACAATTAAATATTCAGGGATTACGTATGATCCCAAACTATCGTATTCTTGCTTCAAACGAAGATGAATTTCATAAAAAGATTCAAGAATATACAGAAATCTTTATTGAACAAGGATATGAAGGTTCTGTATTAAAGACAATGAATCATGTTTATAATCCGTCTGCCGGAACTCGCCGTTCTCCAGATTGGATTAAAGTAAAACCTCATATTGATGCAGATGGTATTATTATTGCTATTGAAGAAGGTGAAGGTTTACATAGAGGTATGGTTGGTCGTTTTCTTGTCGAGTGGCCCGGTGGTACATTTGATGTTGCCCCTGGAAAATTAAGTCATGATGCTAGAAAACACATTTGGGAAAACCCTAAACTTTACATAGATCAAAAAATTGAATTTCGTTATCAGTTACTTAGTATTTATGGCGTTCCTCGCCATGCGTTTTGTAGTAAAATAAGAGGGTCGGAATAGACAGGAGGATCTTGTATGGGGCGTTTACCGTTTGATTATAAAAATAATATAATACATAATTGTTTAGTTTTAGAACCTAAACATGAACATGCAAGATCCTCTAAAGATTCTTGGAAAATAAAATGTCATTGTGGTAATGTATTTTTTGTTACAATAGCAAATTTACAAAGAAAAACAAAGTCATGTGGATGTATATTAAAACAAAAATATTTAAATAATCAAATAGATTATATTGACAAAATTTATAATAAATGCATAATTCTTGAACCATGCGATATTAATAAAATAACATGTATGGATAAATATATAGTTCAATGTTATTGTGGCAAACTATTTAAAGCTAGACCTAATGATATGCAGCAAAAGCATTCTAACTCATGTGGTTGTTTGCGTAAAGAAACATGTAAAAATACATCTTTAAAAAATAAAAAATATATTTATCAAGATTTTATTAATAAATTTGGAGTCAAATTACTTTATCCATTGCATGATGATTATGTAGAATCGTCAGACTTATGGAAAGCTTTATGCCCTATATGTAATAATGAATTTAATACCATTCCATCAACGATGATACAAAGCATCAGATCGTGTGGATGCTTAAAGCAAATCACATCACGAGAAAACGCAATTAAATATAATAAAAAACAAAGACTTTTACAAGGGTTAAAAGAAAATCAATATTTAACGGAAGAAACAGATCTTTTACGTAAATTATTAAAAGATTTGCGACCGTTAATTTTGCAAATAGATGGGCATGTTTGTAATTTATGTTTTACAAATAAAAACCTTCAAATACATCACGCTCACTCAATTAAAGAAAATTTTAATTTTAAAGATATACAAACATACAAACAATTATACGATATAAATAATATAATTACATTATGCAAACATTGCCATATTCAATTAGCACACAATGGTAATGCTAGAAAATTGAATTTAGAAATTCAAAAAGAATTAGAAGCAATCATTTCTATGAGAATGATTTCTAAGTCAATTCAATTAAAATATGATGAAATAGTTAAAATAGAAATTATTCCATGGATTAAAAACTATATCAGGAGTGGTGAATGAGTAATATCTACTCAATGTCTTTTCCAGAATGGTGTCTGGAAGAACGTATTCAGGCATTAAAAGATTTTGGTATTCATTGTACGTATCATTATGATAAGCAATATTTTGAAGTAGAAGATCGTGGTATGTCTAGTGGTGAACGTGAAGCATTTGATTTCCTTCGTGATCCAGTTCATCCTGTGAAGTTTCATATCTTCGATTATAGCTTTGGTCGTAAACTGTTAATCCTTCACTATAAGTTCTGGAATTGGAGATTCAATGGCTAAACAGCTTTGGGCTATTCGTAATAAAAATACTAAAGAATATGTTGTAGATCAAGATTATCGACGTATTGTTTTGAATTATAATAAAGAATGGTGTGAAAACTTTATTAAAGATCATCCATACCAGTGTTATAATTCTGAATTGAATATAATTACAGATCTTGAAATTGTAGAATGGATCAATAGAGAAGAATTTCATTTTGTTTGTGACGCTTTCTCTATTTATGGTAATGCAGAAGTTGAAAAGGTTAAGATACTTACATTTAAAATGGAAGAAGATGATTGTGGTTATCCTAATCCAGTCTTTGATGAAAATGGAGATTATATTTATGTGTTTACTGAAAAGTCTCAGATTAAATTAAGTAGCGGTGAAGCTTTTTATGGATTTCATGAAAATACGGATGAAGGCTATCATGTAGAAGCTTTCTATATTCATGAAGGATTAGATAGCGAAAATCAACCTGTTTGGAAGATTCGTATTGAGATAGATTCAAGAGATTGCGATGGTCGTATGGGACGAATTCATCACTATGAATCTAAGGGCGGTACAATCGATCTTGATCGAGAAGCTGAAAATTATTTTAAAAGCAATTCTGTTATTAACACTGAAAATAAAGAAGCAGCTATTGAACGCTATAAAAAAGATTATGATCAAAAGAGATTTGAATCTAAGTTGATTCCAAGCAAGACTGAAAAGAGTAGTTAACGTGATCATAGTGCAGAAGCCATGGGATATTGATGAATCAAAAGAAGGGTGTATAAGTGAGACTCTCACAGATTAACAAATCTCCTTTATTTTCATTTGCTGAAGGTGCAATTGAATTTGCCAGGGGAACTAATACGATTGTATATAGTAAATGGGACGGAGCAATTCCGTCCCTTTTTCTTTTTTCAAAAGATCCTAGTAAATTTTATTATTATCGCTATGCTTTAAGAAATAAGTTTAAGTATATTCCAAAAATTTATGCACTTCTTTTCGATCCTATTAATAATGTCTATTTAATTC